ATATTATTGCATAATGTATTATCTTTAATAAGTCAGCAGTATTCTTGCCGTCTTTCTTTCCATAGCGTTGGGCATATTTTATAACATTGCCTATGCAAAATCCTTCGCCATGTCCTGCATCAAAGATAAACTCTGTTGATTGTATTTTACTCATACTATAGTGTTTACTATAGGTTGACTGAATATATTTTGTTATAAGTGCAATGGTCTCATCTTCGTTAAATTTTGCGTCGTGCCATTCCATTATAAATTGTTCTCCGTTGTAAAAAATCCGACTTGCACTAATCTTCCTGTATCTTTGTTATGTCCAAAAGAAGCATTCATTGGTGCATGCCAGTAGTTTGCTGGGTAAATAACACATCTATTGTATACATTCCCAACATAAGTATGTAGTTCCCAGTTTGGGTTGGAGGCTTTCCACTCTCCTTTAAAACCTGCATTAGTATCTATTTTTAAGTCGTCAGACTTAGTTACAAGCCCTGTTTTTTTACTTCTAAATAAACCAGTACCTGTTCCAATAAGTGCTTTAGGTTGTAAATATACTATACATGCCCAAGCTCTGCCTCCCGACTTTTTTAAGTCACTCTCAAACTTACCTGCTTGATCGTGGTGAATCCAATTAAGAAACTCGTTTTCTTTCTTTAATCCAAGAGTAAATGCTCCATTCGAGTTTTTAGCTGGAAATTCTATTATTCTAGCACCTATAGTTTTTTCTAATTTGTTCTTTAGAAATAGTCTATTCTCACTTGAGAAAGTGCCTACTGTCCTGTCCCCAGGAAAGTGCATTTTTTTACCTCTACGTCCAGGGTAGAAATACATCTTTAGTGCATTTTCTCTAACCTCGTCTGGGTTTGGGTAAAAGTTATCTACTATATGTATGGTCATTTTTAGACAATTCTTCTAATACTTCAATACCACCCTCTAACTTAGCTAGATATTCTTTCTTCTTCGCTAGTTGAGCTTTAATTGTTACTATCTCTGCTTCTACCGCATCGATCTGTATTTTTAAATTTTGTTTTAATACTTGACTGTGTTCCATTGTTTCCATTGTTGGTTCCTTTACTCCTATAAGTGCGTTTAGGAATGATTGTTTAGTGTCTTTTGCCATTTAGTCTTACTCCATTAAGCATATGGTATTCATCACCATTACTTTTCCTGACCACTATTGGTCTTTTTAATACTTGGAACTGTCTGTACTCTAACAATTTTTTATTGATTTCTTCGTCAGAAGTTCCCTTTTTAAACATTAAGGCATGTTTGCCTATCATTACTTTTATCATCTAGTTATTCTCTTTTCATAATCAGCAAAATCTTCATTCCACCAATCTGGCTTATCTCTATATTTCCACTCTGCAAAGGTTGCTTTGTCTAGGTGGTAATAATCTCGATACGATTGAATTACATCATCTTCGTTTTTTAACTCGTCTGGCATAGCCATAAGAAAAGGAGTCTGTCCTAACCTAGGCATATTCTGTGGCTCAGGTAGTTTATTTACTACTTCTACTATAGACTTGTGTTGTTTGCCATAACGATAGTGGTACTCATCATTGAGCGCGTTAGCGTAACAATGAGTCCACTCAAAGTTATCTAAGCTCGACCTAACCCATATTGTGCAAGGATGGTTATACATCATTGGTAAATAAGGGGTAAGAGGTCGCTCTTCCATAGGAAGATGTTTAATCTTAGCTTTCTTACTGTTTAGTACTTCTCGTTCGTCCTTGTCAAGCGCACGAGGTACAAAGCCTAGTACTGAGTCGACCCATATTGCTGTACACAGTAACTGTGCTGCCTCTAAAGGCATTTTAACAATATGCTTGTCAACATGGTACTCAGCTGATTTGTCTAAGTCTTCGTCTAAATAAAATAAATTCATTTATTTCCAGCACTTATACTCGCCACATAATCCATCTTCATTTTCTGTAGTTCCACAGTAATGGCATGGTTTATCTGACTTGGTTGGTTTATGTTTAGTTTCTGTTATTTTCATATAGTATATTATACTAAATTTATCAACAGGTGTCAAGAACTATTTTGAGTTTATCTTATCTTTTGCTGTTCCAGCATAAAGACCAAACCACGCAGCTCCTGCCCCAACAACTACTGAAATTAACCCTGATTGCTCAAAGGTTGGTGTCGGTAGTTCCATAAACCAAATAGTACACTTATAAAGTAATACTATGTATACAGTTAAAAACATTCTAGGGAAGATTCTCCATGAATCTACCATTTGCGATAACCATATCCATTTCTGCCATGGATTATCAGGTTCTTTGTCGTTCTCTAGTTCCATAATCTTAGCTTTTAATTCACCAATTTCTGAAACCATAGCCATAAACTTATTAAGGTCTATTTCAACTTCGTTTCTCGACATATCGCCGCTAAACTGTTCACTCGGTTGTGCCATTGTATATATCCTCCGGCTTCCAATTATACCAATTACTTCTAGCTCCTGTCTCCGAATGTGACTTATTGCCCTCATAAGGTTCCCTGAAGTGATAACTGATTGATATTCTTGGGCTTAGAGTATCAACTTTGTGATACTGCTTTCTCGGTATATACAATAAATCTCCATCATCTAGATCAACAGTCTCCATTATAGTAAAATCATTATGATTTCTTGGATCGTGTTGACCTTCAGGGGCAAACTCATTGTATATATACCATCTAATCTTTCCACTAACATGGAAAAGAAAGTTGTCTGTGGAGTCCGCATGGATATTAAAAGTCTTTGCTTCTTTATTATTAGAACAGTATATATTAGCACATCCTATGCCATAAAACTTTTCAAATTCCTGCGTTTGTTTCCACATTGTTTTGTTTAAAAATTCAGACAAAGTAATAATAAAACTACTACCTGTCCTCCATAACTTTAATATTTGTTCTCTAGTTTTCTTTTCTGGTGACTTTTTCTTACACCACTTTCTTCCATTTGGAAGTACTATTTGTAGTTGTGGTGTTCTGTCCCACGCTTGTATGTTATACTGATTAAGATAGTTTTCAAACTCCTCCCAAGTAAAGTGGTCTTTAAATATATTGTCTTTTGACTTAATTATAAAGTGCTTCTTACCTTTGTATTCTTCCATAAATCTTTTTATCCCTATTGGGGATAATAATTTATCTAATGATAGTACGCTCATTTTCCATTTTCCTTATAATATCGGCATAACGCCACCATATCTCCATTAAATCCTGTCTCCAATGGGTTGCTTTTGAAAAGCAATTGTACCTTGGGTGCCAGGGTTGGTAAGATAATCCTGTTAAATGTAGTTGCCACATATATTCGGCAGAAAACTGCTCTTTCTTCCAAAAGTCCCCTCTGTCTTCGTCACTTACACTTTTACTAGGGTCTGCTCCATCGAAAGAGTTCCATCTAGGGTCTATAACATTTACAAATTCTTTTGATTGTTTTTTATGTGGCATACCTAGTTTTTCACCAAACTTGTACTTATAGCTAGTATTGTTATTTTTGCTCCATTTCTGCATAACATCTATACTATCCATATATGGTTTTGCTTTTTCACAGTCGTATATCATAACACTATCACACCACCAGCCTCTGCCCTTTCCTTGGCTTCTGCCTAATTTTCCATTATCTGATAAAGCATCCCATACAAACCCGAAAGGTTTATCGTCAAGGTTCGTATCAAATAGATGTCCTATATTTCTAAAATTAATCATATCTACATCTGTATATAAAGCTCTGCCCTTAAAGTTACATAATTCTGGAACTGCATATCTAAAACAGGTAAAAGGTGTACCCCAGGTACTTCTATCCCAGTCTGGAAACATAGATGGTCTCAAAAAAGTTATTTCTATATTTCTGTCTACAGGCAAATTTTTATAAATGGAATAGATATATATCTGTTCCATTAGGAAATCTTCCTTTTCGCTCGTTCCTATAAATAATCTAATTGTATCTGACATATAACAACTTTGCTCCGGTTTCGCCTTGAATTTGGTGAAAAAATCTATTTCCAATTAGTATACTATGGTCTTCAATTATTTTATTTTCAGTTATTTTATTTTTACTATAATCAAAAAGCTCTCTATCAGGAATATCATAAGCAAGATCTAAACGATGCTTATCTTCACTAACGAGAACATATAAAGGAATATCTGTAAGATTAATAATCAGGGAAGGGGTTTTGCAAGTTAAATGAAAGGATTTCTCTTTTATTTCTATTACTGCTATATTTGTGGGTTTTTGATTGTTTTTGGTTAGTTCTTCTACATAAGTATCAGAATTGTTGTACCACCCTGGGTTTGTACAATTATAATTTTCAAATTTTATTATTTGTTTATACAAAGGTACGGTATGAGCATGAGGAAACAGTGTGTCTCTCATGTCAAGGGGGTAGTCTAAAATGTCAAGAGCGAGAGCTTTTAACTCGCTACTAATAGCTTTTTTCATTTAATATGGTGCTCCTGCACCTCTGAAGAATCCTACTATAATATCTCTTTTACCTGATACTAGTGGTCTAGATTCGTGTTCATGTATTGATGTAAATATTGTAAGAGAGCCTTTCTTTCTAATTGTAGGAAAAGAATGTCTAAATGTTTCTCTTTGTTTTAAAAATTCAGGGGGGCAATTACTATCTATAAATACATCAGGAGTAGTATAACTCTCAACTATCTCTAAATCACCGCCCTCATACTCATGACTATGGCTCAGTTGAATACTAAGACTTATCTTTCTAGTTGTCATACCCGTATGGATTTCTTTTAACCCAGGTCTGTAATCTCTATGAGCTCTAAAGTGCATGCCAGGTTCATCATATCGAACCATATTTATTTCGTGCTTATTTCTTTCATCATAAAGGTGAAACCTATATGAATTATTATTATATAAGTCTACAGCTTTCTTTAGTTTATCGTAGAATGGAAACTCTATCCGACTTCTTTTTTTACACTTGCGTATTTTGGAGTTATAACCACTCCATCGTGTTGCCGCTAAAGGCCACTTCCTATCCTTGTTTATCTCATAAAGATGCTCTATTTCTTTATCAGATAAAAAATCAGGTATATGTCCTACTATATCGTGCTTATCATGTATACTAACTTGCAGGTTCATTTATTATAATTCCATTTTGTAACTGTAGTTGTAAGATATGAGCGTGTCTTACATTGTCTACTATAAAGCAGCTAACAGTATAATATCCTAACTCCTCTATTATAGAGAGTCTTTGATTGCCATTGTACGCTAATAATTGTTTTTTTGTGTCGTACTCTGCAATATTTTCTACCTTTCTAATAGCTTCATCATAATTTATACGACTATTTGGCATTACTATAATGGGATTAGTCAAACCCTCACTTGTAATATCATGTTTTAACGCTTTATACTGGTTTCGGTGCAGTACTTCAACGTGCGGAGCGATAAAGTCAACTGCAATCTGCATAGTTTGCATACTTAGATTAACTAAACCCCTGTCTGGGTCAAAATACTGTATCGTTTGTGAACTATTATTTTTAGCTATCAGTTCTATTTTGTATCTCCAATTTTTCGAGTCTACACTCTAAAAGTTCGCACCATTCTTCTAATTCTTCAAATCTCATCTGTATTGTAGGGTTAGTTTCTAGTATATCACTACCCTGCTCCATGATTTTTAAGTATCTCCACTTTGCTAAAAAATTACTAAGCACTGTTCACTAAAGTACAGGCTTCATCCCATGCTTTCCTGTTAGTTGATGGAATTGCCATCTCTATAACACATCTAGGTTTTTTACCAAAGTTTCTATCAGCCATCCAATCGGTATTACCATTCATCTCACCTATTAAACAAGTCCAGTCTCCATTTTGTGTTGAATGTTGGTCAGGTATCTTTTTATACCTTTTATCTGCTACAAACCTTGTTTCTCCTCTGTCGACATTGTGAATAAATCTAATGAATAACTTTGGTTTCCCTTTACTATTCTGCCATCCATTCCATCCCCAGTAAGGTACCATAGCAGCATAAGTGTCCCAATACCATTTACTTGTTCCTGTATATTTTTTAAAACTACCTAGAAATACATCCCTAAAAACTTTTAGGTCATTTGCAGTATCTATAACAGCATTTCTACCTACCCAATCAATAGTATTACTAATTTCTATTTTTCCATCATTGGCAGTAATCTTTGCTCTGAGAGCACCCATACTTACATTTGGAGATGGGAACTGATTATAGGTTGCTGGTTGGTTATAAATACTTTGAGCCATATTATCTAATCTACTTATAACTTGTAAATTTTTTATTTTAAGTGCTTTTATCATTTTAGTGCTTCTGGGTCTGTTACTTTTTCATAGTAAACTACGACCTCTTTGAGTTCTGTAATATAACGCTTTAATTCTTGCATATTATAGGACATTAACTCATAATCTGGTATTGACATGGCTACAAATACTACTTGTCCATGTTCTTTAGTTAATCTTTCGTGAAACTCATCAATGTTTTTGTCACTAACAACATACCATAAAGGTATTTTTAAATCTATCTCTCTAGGCATTATTGGCTGTGCTATGTTTCTATCCATAGGCTTTGCTGTTATTTCTATCTGTTTAGTTGGTAGTAGACTGCAACTCGACGCCATTATCAAGACTGTCGATAGTACGGCTAATTTCTTCGATTGACTCAAATACATTTTTAGTTCCTTTATTTATCTTTGGTTCTAGTAAGCCCGGTTTTGCGGCTGCTAGTTTGGTTAAATTATGTCTTTTAAAAATGTCTAGGTATCTATTCATTTCTAACTGTGTTTGCTGGGACTTCTGTTGAAGTGCTCCTAGCTGTTGTGTTTGCAGAGCAAAGTCGTTCTGCATATTACTAATTGCCGCTTCTTGTGTAGCAACTGCACCTTCTAGTGCCATATTGTTTGCTGTTAGTACTTGATTTTGTTGGTATAGGTAATAACTACCTAGTCCTAGTACTAATATAATTCCGATATAAAGTTGGTTCATAGTTCTTTTATCCTGTAGTTGAGCCCTTCAGCTCCTCGTATTTCTACTATCTCACCTTCTTCGGTTTTGAACTTAAGATATTTATCTTGTTTCTTATAAAAGTGTGATACTGTGAAAGTTTGGTCGTCTTCGTCGCCATAGGTAGAATTATAACTTACAGTTAGTTCGTGATAGGTTAGAAATAGATTTTTAAACCAAAACCAGAGTTGTTTTAGTTTTTCCCAGTTTTCCTGTTGTTTTTTAGACATGTTCCCAGATTGCTCCTTGATAGAGCAATGCTTCTGCTTCTCGTCTACGAATTAGCCCGTCTAGTACTTTCCCACCTGCTTTGTTCCACCTTTTGATTTGAGCAGGTACTCCAGCATGATCGCCAGAGTTGATGACTTTCAACATTGTTGAAGCTTGTAGATTTCCATTACCGAGATTGAACACCCAAGATACCAGTGCGTCGAACTGATTTTGAGAAAGTGGAACCGTTACCGCTGTGTTCACATAAGTTTCGTACTCCTTCATCTCGTGGTCAAACATATCATCTGCTTGTTGTTGTGTTATTGTTTGTCCTCTTTCGACATTTTTGATGGTACCATAACCTATAGTCCATACTCCGGCGGCACACCTATATGCCTCTAGTTTGCATCCTTCAAACTTCTTGATTAATGCTTTCCCTTCTGCTGATATGTTCATAGTGTGTTCCTCTCTCATTTTTAAGTACATAATTTTATATATAAAGTGGGGAAGCTTGCACTTCCCCTGTTGTTTTGTTTTCAATAAACTAAGTCAAAGGTGCGACTGCTAGAAAGACCACTGTGCTGACTGCTACTAATAGTAACATCTCCACTGCATCTTCTACATCTACCCTGTTTAATTCATCTCGAACTTTAAAAGCTAATGCTTTCATGTTATCTCCAATATTTTCCTTTTAGAGTTTGGAGTCCGAGTTAGTTGTATTGTTAATAATCCGTCTTGTAGACCTACATCTGTTACTTGTAAGTCAGGATTAAGAATAAATCTTCTCTCAAAGCTTTTTAAACTTAGTCCCTGATGTAGGAATTTCTCCCCTTCATCTAGTTTTGTTGTTTTATTACCCTTGATATGGAGTTCTTCGCCATCAGCGATAATCTCCAGTTCTGTTTTATTCCAACCTGGTACAGCAATGTCTATTTTAAAGCCACCACTACTTTCAATTAAGTTATATCTAGGATAAGAACTCTCCGTATAAGACGGCATAAGCCCATTATCTAATCCAAGCCAAAATTTAGTTAAATCAATACTCATTATATTTTTCCTCCAAATAATCTTTTCAGTATTACTTTGTCTTGCCTTTCGGTCAAGACGCCAAAATGTAAGCGAGTTATTTCACTTACAAATAAATTATATCAAAATTTAACCTTAATGTCAAGAACTATTTTTCGTTGTCAAACTCGATTATACCTTCTGTCTCCAGAAAGTCTATCGTTGACTCTATTCCTAACTGTCTTCCAATGTTATATGAAATGCCGATAAGGCAGATTGTGATTATAATGTAGTTTACATCTATATTTTCTATCATAGCAATATTATATCAACTTTCTCAGTATTTGTCAAGAACTATATAAATGAGTCAAAATAATTCAACCCTCAAAAAATAGTTCTTGACAGGAGTTAAAAAATAGTTCATAATAACAGTATGAAAACAATATCCGAAGAATACAGACAAGTATTAATACAAACACATAAAAAGTATAAAGGCACGTGGGGAAACTCAGGACTAAGACTATGGAGCAACGCCTTTCTAGGAATAATGCGTTTTCAAAAGTTCAATAGAGTACTAGATTATGGTGCAGGTTGGGGGATGGTCAAAGATGGCTTATCAAAAACACATCCTCATATTGAAGTCATAGAATATGAACCATCTAGAGCAGAAGTGGCAGCCTCCCCCGAACCTTGTGAAATGGTTATTTGTCATGATGTACTAGAGCATGTTGAACCAGAATACCTAGATAATGTAATAGCAGACTTAAAAAGAGTAACTCTGAAGTGGGGGCATTTTTCTGTGTCTACTAAACCTGCTGTAGCAAGACTATCAGATGGGCGAAATGCTCACTTAATAGTAGAAAATTTCGAGTGGTGGATAATGAAATTAGCTCCGCACTTTTATATTCGACGAGCTAACCATCCCAATAGAAATCGAGTTGCAGGAGAGTTTTGGGTTGAAAGAAAGGATGAGCTTGACTTAAAAGCTATAGAGCTACAGAAAAATAGTTCTTGACACGAATAAAAAATTCATTTATAATATACTTATGAAATGGACTGATAACGAAAAACAATTTTTGAAACGAAACTACAATGATATGTCAACGGAAGACATTGCATCCAAACTGGGTCGCAATCCGTCAAATATCGCCTCACAGATATACTATCTAAGAAAAAGAGGTTGGACATTCAACTCTAAGAAAGACAAACGAGAGGAAGTAAATGCCGAGCATTGATTGTAAAAATATGCCTGTTGAAAAGGCAATTCGTATCTTCCGTAGAAAGTGTGATAACGCTGGGATTAAAGAAGAATGTCGAGAAAGACAACATTTTGAGAAACCATCAGCAGTTAAATATGAGCATAGAAAAGCAACTAAAAGGAAACGTACTAGAGACTTACAAAAGGAGCAAGACCTTTTTGCAACGAGAAAAACATTTAGAACTGCTCCAAAAAAGAAAAGTCGAAGAAGTTAAAGTCCTCACGAAATACCACCCAAGAACAATCACCAACTAAAGTCTTAATATATTTTATTATAACTACATCCCATACCAATACGATAATCCATACCCCTAGGAAAAACACTTCTTGCTTTATGATAAAAGTTGTGATATAATAAATGTATAATTAGATAATGAGCTAATACAAACTACCGATTATGGATGTTACTTCTAATCTGTGAATCGACTGATAGGAAGCGTAAGCGGACTATCAAGGAGTCACTAATCATGAAGAAAAACTATCCATTAATTGTATAAACATATCAACTAAGATAAACCAAGCATAATCTAAAACATCTAAAATGACTTACTCAAGTCATAACAACTCTAAATAACTAACAATTACTAAAAACTTCTCTTTAATTTGCTCAACCCCTTCCAACCAAAATTTTTTAAGCAGGTACAAAAAAGCCACTACTTGAGTGGCTGATTGGTTTCTTGAAACTTGTACTATTTCTAGCTAAGCGTTGGGACTTCTTACGATGTTTGAATCTTGTAGTATCCTTAGACGTTGAGTCTCTATAGTCGTACGATAGTCATCAGCGAATTTTAATCTCATTTGAAAACCCGTTGGGGTTTCGGTTAAGCCAAGACACTCTGCATAATGTCCATGCTTATCCACTAGGTCAAAGTTTCTCGGGTCTTTTGTTAGTTTTGCTACACGCATTTTATAATCTCCAGTTGTGTTTCAATATGTTTCAGTGCTTCTTTCGGAGCTTTCTCTAGTCCTAT